CAAGCCAATCATCAGTACATGATGTAAGGCTATAAGAACCAGTCTCGTTCTCAGCAGTGATGAACACACCAGCTTCGCCAAGAGCATTGGTGTTGAAGTCCAACTCCACTGATTGAGTGAAGTCGTCACTCATCCAACACCATACACTGTCTTCACCAACAGCTAGGTCAAGGATGATGCCAACAGATGCGAAGGCTGTGAAGATAGCAAGTTGAGTGTTGTTTAATGTAGTCATGATGTACGCCTATGGTGAGTTGATTGATTAATTGATTGATGTACATGTGAATGCAAAAGAGACATATCTCCCCGCTTACCCACGTGTACTGCATGTAAGCTATATATGATGTTCACAACTTACATAATTAAGACAAGAACGCGAACGAAGTGAGCCTATGCTTTTAAAAAGACCCCGAAGGGGGAATCTCCTCAACTTGACCATGACGGAGTACCACCTCGTATAATAATTTGATTTTACAAAATAGTGAATTGATAGTACCGTTGATAGTTCAGTTGATAGTATTCAATGTTCACCACAGTTGAGTGCATCTAACATACGGCTTCATGCCTATTTTATGTTTTTGTACCGTAAGGATACACACACTCCTATATTATAGGTTCATTATTATGTCATTGATTTATATACAGTTTATTTGTACATAATTTAGTCCATATGAGCTAAAGTATCGTCATCCCAGTCCTCTACATCATCCCAACCGTCATCAGTCTCAGTATCTTCAAGGTCCAGACGACCAAGGAACAGTACACATGAGTTCAGGGCTTGCATATAAGTGTCAGCGTGCTTGGCTGAGTAACCGTAGTCCCATTCTAAGAGCTTTCTATGTAATATTGGGTAAGCACTAAGCATATGAACTATAACCGAACTGAGTACCTTAGAGCCATTGTGTGTGGATGCAGTCTCCATTGACCGGATAACACCTTTAATAACGTCAGTACAGTCGGCGGTTAATACTTTACCGAACACTAAGTTGTTTACTTGATTAACTAGCTTACCGTGGCCGCGTGCCATCCGAGTTGCTTCACGTTTATCTTTAACTTCCTTACTGTATGACTTAGGTACAATGTTCTTACCGTACTTGATTAACATCTGTCTCTCGAAGCGTGGGTTGTTTGGTACGACTATTTCACTTGGTGCTATATATGCTGCAAATTGTTCTGGTGTCATGTTATTCTTCTGGTTAGTGACAGGCACTCTATTGCTAAAGTGCCTTATCTTATTACATTGCTGAGTAGTCGTAGTCTGGGAAGATTACGGTAGCATCAGCTGCTGCTGTGACGGGAGTACCGGCAACTGCTGAACTGTGAATCTTATGAACTAGACCTGTATCCTTCTTCCAAGGTTGACCAAACTGACGAGAGCTAAAGATAGCCATCTTGTCTGTGTCTTTACCAGTCTCGGTAGCGTCGTTATCTGCGTGGTCGGTTACACGAACTACTAATGAACCACCGTGGCTCATATCGTCTGGTCGTGCTGCACGTAGGTTAACTGCGTGTGATGCGTCTGATACTTCTGCTAGTGTTACTTCTACGATGCTTAATGTGTTAGCCATGATTACTTACCTTCCTGTATTTTGATTAATTCGATGTATTTTGCTTCTAATGATGCGTTTAACTCATCACGTGTACTTTCTACGTCTAACGCTAAACCAACTTTAGCTGCTTGTTCTACTACGTCAGACTTCTTGCTTAACTTGGGGATACCTTCGGCTAATGCTTCTAGTTGCTCTCCTACAGTAAGTTCTTTAGCTTCGATGGCTTCTTCTATGCCAGCGTCTATAGCTATGTTTTTGTTGATATGGTTCATTGCGAACTCAAGTAATTCAACTAATGGGTCAGCCTTCTTTGGAAACTTACGAACGTAGTTAGCCATTTTGATTAGCTCGGTTCGTAGTTGGCCTTGACAATGGTCAGGGTCACGCGGTAAATCACGTATATCTAAGCGTACTGTTTTGTTCATTATCTCTTTCTCTTATTTTGGTTGGACAGTCTATTTGACATGTTACCTAACTGGTTTGATTGAAAGCCTATGTCTGCGCCCCATTCGGCAAAGAAGTCTAGGTTCTCGTCTGTGTCTTTCTGGTCCATACGGACTTTTTCATCTACGGATATTCTATCTACCCAGCGACGTACACTACCTGCTACAGCATCAATGCTATCATCATGTATCAGTGAACCTCGTTCGCGGCTTATCTTAGCTACTTGGTGGAAGAACTTGTATGTTTCTTGTTGGTCAATTGGATATTTCTTAACACTGTCTAAGTCATACTGAATAATGTCTTCATGTATGATTAACTTGTGCCTAGCCATGATTGGCTCTAATACATCAATTATACGTAACTCTTTCTGTCCAGATTCCCATACGTCTTCTACACGTGGACACATTTCCATACCAGCCGATTTGTACTCGCGCTGTAGGATTGGTCGCCATGCGTGAGCGAATGCTCCGAAGCCGAAGTTCTTCTCAACATCAATTGAGTTTACACCATGCTTTAATGCTAATCGTGATAGTGCTTCATAATTTGTGTCACCATACCCACCAGCGAGTTTTAATATCTCGGCTAGGAATACGTAACCATGTAGGAAGTACGTCACGGCTGCTACCGTTTCATCACCATTCTTACCACCACCAGCGGTATCCACGTACATATGCTTACCTTCGTATTCATATACTTGTTTGGACACTGTGAATGGCCTATACAGGCGAGGTTTGGTCTTAAAGCCAGTTACTACTATTTGATTTTCTGGACTTGGCATCCATGTAATTTCACCAGAGGCTTTATCGAGAGGGAAATTCATAACGATAAGGTTCTTGGTTTTAAGCGGGTGTCTTAGGGCATCAGACATTTCGGTATTCAGCATATGCTGTAGGTTGAAATATGCTGGGCCTTGGTCTAATTCTTTCTTACATAAAGCTTCTTCGCCTAGTAGTACAGAATCAGTAGGTTTGCCCCGTGAGCCATCCAGACCGCCACCAATTCGTAAAGTAGGGTCATTGTCCATCTTTGTCATTAAGTACGGTGCTAGTGTCTCTCCGTAAGTTTTAGCTTCGTCCATTGTTGGATATCGGCCAGTCCATACTCTAATCGTGTAACCACGGTCAGGTAGGTTCTTATAAATACTGTCTACAGTCTGTGGCGTACCGAGATACATGATACGGCCTTTCTGACATATAGACGTAAAATCCTTTGACAGATGTTCGAGGGCAGCACGCTGAATTTCAGTCGTACCATTCTTTGATGATTCGATATCATCGGGTATTAATAAATCTGCACGACGACCCTGCATGTTTGCAGTTATGCCGATACAAGCCACTGAGGGCGATTTCTCCGGTCCTTTTAGTTGCCAGTTAATGTCGAATGCTTTTGATGAAGCTCTATCGCCATGTTGCCTGTCAGGGCGTATACATCTAAGTATATCCCAGTTCATAATTATCTGGATTACCCAGTTTGCAATCTCGGCAGCAACTTCACTACCAGCTGATACAATCAGAACTCTGTGTTTACAATCGTGTATTAGTTGCCATACAGCAAACATTGCCACGATGGTTGATTTTGCTTGTGAACGTTGTGCTTGAATCATTCCATACTTGACGTCGGACTGTAGGAACCTACCTATATCTATCTGTAAGTCCGAGCATTGGAACCCCATAAGCTCAGTCATACAATCATATAAGAAATCCTCAAAGAGCGCGTAGTGGCTCCGTAAGGCTTCCACATCGGCCCACCTTGAGGCGGTTTCTTGTTCAACATCTGTTAGTGCTAGATACTGTTTCCGGTCCTCACAAATACGTGTAAACACATGTTCGTCATATTGGCCATCATCACCATCATCTAACTCTTGGACAGGTCCGGTTAATTTAGATAACTCTGAACACCTTGCGCGTAGCAGAGCATCTAAATCTTCTTCACCTATTGCTTCAATCATCTTAGCACGTTCAGACTGTGCTGTAGATTTACTCATTGTTTCCTTATGGTGTATCAGTAACTAAATCAGAAGTTATGAAGTTATAACCCGTTAATGGTGCGTTACCAGCTAAGTCAGGTATGGTTGTCACACTACTGTCTATCTCATAGTAATGAGCAGGTGTAGAGGTTAGTAAGCTCAAGTCATGCGGTACACCACCATTATAAATAGCGGATACGTTAGTTGACTCGTCAGTAGCCCAGATACCAATTTGATTAATAATACCATCAAGATAGTTATTCCATGCGTTGTTAGCTCGACCAAATCTATAAATGTTAGTAGACGAGTCTGCTCCACTTATAATACCTGTGTAACCGCCAAGCGAGTTAGCACTAACAGTTGTAGCTGCAAATCCATTTAGATATACTTTAAACCGACTGTAGTAATCAGCCATATCGTTAGGGTCACCACCTGTAGTACCACCATCGAAAGTGACCAATATATGCGACCATTGACTATGGTTAAGTACGTTAGCCAGTGTTATGATATTGGTATAAACAGTACCATAAATTATAGCTAGAGTATTAGTATTAATCTTCTTAATGGTTATAGCACCACCCGCTTGGTCGTCTGCGTGACCATAGTTAAATAGTGTCTGCGTAGCTGTATTGTTAGTAGGTTTAATCCACATACTAATACTCCAAGCATTACCATCGCCATTAGTAGCTCTTTCTACAGAGTTCATTAAAGTAGCATTGCCATGTAGGTACGTGCTGGTCCCGTTCAGTGCTAAAGACTTGCTATTGGTATAGCTTCCGTCCGAAGTTACTGATACAGTTACCGTGAAGTCTACGCTACCACCGATAGCATTACCTGCCTTACAAGATACTACAATAGTATCAGCCCCTGTTCCTAAGAACGCGGGTGCAGTACCACTAAGTACACCACTACTCTGATTCATAACTAACCAACTAGGTGCGTCTACTTCTACAAACTGATTTACGATGTTATCGCTAGATACAACTTGGAAGTTTAATACCGTACCCTCTTCTACAGAGGTTGTTTGGTCTGCTACTACAGGTACATAGTTTACATTAGGTTGATTACTCTGACTTAGTGACTGTTTAGATATAACAGGAATATTAGAGTACGTTCTGTTGCCTCTTACACCCATGTATAAATGTACTGTACTACCTACTGCGGGGTCTGCTTTAGCTGTTGCTACTTTCTGTCCTGCATCTTCATCATAGATAGTAAGCTTACCGTCATTGCTGAATCTTAAAGAGAACATACCTTGTATAGTCCCTGACCCACCACCGTTACGGTATTGGTCTAAGTTAGCTGCGAAGAAATACCCATCTGCACCTGTACTCATAACCCAATCATTCGCACCACCTAGGGTGAATACCAAAGCTTCGTTTGTTTGATACTTGAAATGATTTACTAGCTCGTCCTCAGCCGTGACAACTCCTGTAGTTGCGTTAGAATAACTTGTACCGAAGTTGTCTCCGTTACCTGCATAATCTAACATAAACATTATCTTCTCACCCTTCACAATAGATAAACCACTCTTTATTACAGTGTGGTCTAGTATTCCGTTAAGGATACCGTTCTCAACATTGTTATAATCGTGGACAATCTCCCAAAGGTTCTCAGACACTGTTGGTATAAATTGAGGTAAAACAAACCCAGCATCACAACCTAACTGTAACTGAAAAGAATTTACTACTAACGCATTAGTTGTTCTAGCTATCTCTACCTCAGCTGACCCACTCAAATCAACGATAACTACGTGACCATCATTTAAGAATCTAATTGCTAAAGCAGCACCAAAACTAGGTACGTATCTGTTTGAAGTAGTAGTGTTTGTAAGTGTTGTATTGCTACCCACTCTAAATCCACTAGTATCACGCCAGAAACCTGTAGACCAGTTAACTTGCTGTCGAGAGTTGAAAGTACCTGCGTTAGCTTCGGTCCCGTCCCATATTCCGAGTACGTGAGCTTTGTTAGGATTAGAGTTCCATCTAAACTCTGTACCTCTAGTTAAAGTTGTACCAAAGTAAAATGGTGCTCTGGATGCTATGCCTAAGTTTACATCACTTATAGTGTTGTTTACACTCTCGTTTGCTCTGTCTCCATAAGAGTAATACCAATCTGCACCACTTGCAAAAGTACTAGAGCCGTTAATCATGTTAGTTGCATCTATTACTACTGTTGTACCATCGGACATTGTAAGAGTTAAATCTGAGCCGTTTAAAGCACCAGATGCTACGAAGTTGTTTTCGTCTACTCCCAAGTTGGTTATATTTACAGTGTAAGAAACACCGTCATTAAGTCCGAGTGTTAACTCATTACCACTTAGGATGAAAGAACTTACAAACGTATCTGGTGTTATAAAACCTGACGTATTTGTGAATAATTCATTTAATTGTACTATAGCTAGATTCAATACAGAGTTAACAAAAGAACCATTAATACTTACAGCGTTAACGGGTAAACCCTCAACAATAATCTTAGCCCCACCTTTAATCTTAATAGCTATTTCAGTACCATTGGCAACTGCTTCTAAGGTGTTTACTGCATGTGGTACTAACAAGCTATTAACGCCTAGAGTCAAATCTCTTAGAAGTATGGTAGAACCTGTTGAGTCTAAACCAAAGTCCATTGCTTTGTGCTTTAGGTAAGGACTGATTAACTCTAAGTCTTTATCTTCCCACAAACGGTTATGTACGGTTGTCTGGTAACGATAAGACCCATCTGCATTTGGTGTTTGGCCTCGCTTAACTTGAAATACACCAAGGTCTACATCATCAATCTCACGTACTTTGTGAATTGAAGCATTCAACGTAGTACCTGCATTTATTTCAACAGGGTGGTCAAAGAACCACTCAATGATAGAACCAGAGTAAATGGTAGTACCAGCGGAAGAACGAAGTGCAGCACGTGGTAGAACCTGCATGTACACCTGTTTACCATTTACAGTAATACGGTATTCAAGACGTACATCTGAACCAACAGTTTCAGCTGCTGTGGTAGTAATACCAAGACCAGATATGTTTATACCGAAGTAGTTATCACCGTCATATCCAATACCCTCTAGTGGGTCTGGGTCACCACCTAAAGGTAGTGAGAAGAAGTCAGAGTAAACTCTACCCTTTGGAGGTATAAAACCAGACGAGCCTCTATTAGCTGTAATAGATTGGTCTTTTAAGCCGCCCCACATAGGATAGAAGTTTGTATCATTACTTAGGTTGGTGAAGAATATATTCTCAGCACCTGATGACATTTTATGTTGTTCACCGAGGTAAAGTGAGTTGAGTGTTGTCTCTATAGCTCTATTAGACTTGAGTTTACGAGAAGGTGCATCGTATTCCCAATGTGACAGGAACTCTGTTTGGTCGGTACTTAGACCGCCCGACTTTGTACTTAATGGCATAAATCTTCCTACACGTTTGTAACGACTACGAACGAACCCGTAGTAACTACATCTATTGTTGAACTAGGTGCTATATATGGTTCATAGAAACCATCTGCAATTACTTTAACAGCACCAGTACCATTACCGAATGTTACGGTTAGGTCTGTTGTTGTTGCCCCTGCTTGAATCATAAAGTATTCTCTACCACGTGCTGCGGGAAATGATTGGTTTCCCGTATACGTCTTGGATACTATGTTTGCGTTATTAAAACTCATTAGTGTGCCTTAGCCTCATCTTTTGCTTCTTTTAAACGACTATGACGTTGCTTACGACTTAGAGCATCTTTAAGACCACTCAGGTTCTCGTCTTGCTCAACATCACATGTTATGTCGTTGTCTTTGAGGAAACGTGCTGCTGTAGCTAATAACGCAGGGGTAGCTGTTTTCACAAATACCCCCGTCATTACCGTTTCGCCCTCTCCGTCGAAAGTGGTTTCTTCTTCTGTATGAAGAACTTGTTCTATTAATACTTCTGTTACATGATTATGTAACGCAGCTAAACGTGACTCATTTGCTTTCATCTCTCTTTCTCCAAACTAGCAATCACTTTATCTATACCTGATTGTATATATCCTAGACGAACGTCTGTCAATGTGCTAAATGCTTTTAGCTCAGTGTTCATTACTTCTAGTTGTGTCTGCTGTTTACTCGTTAATGTTTCTGCCTCTGTCATACGGTTCTCTAATTTGATGAATCGTGTGTCCCTTGCAGTCTTGTCGTACCAGTGCCACGCACTTACTAATGTTAGTAGGCTCAATACGACACCTTCTTTCAACCACTCCATAGCGATTCCTTGTTGTACCACTATGTTGTGGTATTAGTTTACTTCGTTGAATAATAATCATTGCAGGCACTCGTACTGAATGCCTACTAGTTTATTACTTCTTTGGTTTAAATACACTAGCCACACTTGCCAAAAACTTATTGACTTTTACCATGAAGGCATCGTCTTTTTTAGTCTTTGTGTATGTTGCTAGTAATGTAGCTACTGCGGCTGCGGTAGTCACATAGAAATAGTATTCATAAAATGTATCCATATTAATCCTTTGGGTATAATAATTTAACTGCTAAACAATCAGCCACATACGCATCCATGTCAGTACTATCACCGTCACTTGCTTTTACATAAGCGTCAGCGAAGTCTGTTATACTAGGATACGCATCTTTACGTAGTTCCTCATAACCTATTACTCTTACTACTACTGGCTCAATCGTTGGGTTGGTAGCCATAAGCTCGTCCCACGGTGAGTATGTAACAGTTTCAAAAACAGGTTCAGTTGTGTACGTAATAACAGTCTCGTATGTAGGGACGGTCATGTACTGCATTTGGTCTTCGAAGATGGGATTACCTACCTCGTCAACTCCTACTTCTACAGATATACTACCTGTTGCAATCTGCTCTGAACCGTTCTCAACCTGTGCGCTACCAGACTCTACTTCCTGAGTACCAGTTTGGACCTGTCTTGTACGAGTCTCACCATCTACAATAGGACCGTTAGTAACGGACCCATCTAAGTTAGTTCTAAAGAACTGAATGGTTCCTGCGTCTATGTACTTATATATAAATGTAATCATTAGAAGTTCACCGTTATTAGAGATGAAGCAGCATTACACATGAGGTGGTAAGTATCACCAGCCGTCAGCACACTACCTACAGTGACCAGTAATGTAGCGTTCTTCTTGTTGTGTCGGAATAGCGTTATCTCAGTACCAGCCAGACCAGCAGCTAGTTGCGTATTACCTCTCTTCTCTCTAATTTGGAAAGTGTTTGCCACCGTTATACTGGCTGGTTGAGTCCATGAGTTAATAGGTAGATTAAAGTATATTGTTGTTGTATCTCTCGCCACACCTGTTGCGACAATTGAACCTGATACACCACCAAACTCACTAAGGTTAGTGTTACCTGTGTGAATCAAATCAACCCAATCTGTAAAGTCAACAGCTCCCGCTGTCCTAACTTTTACTTCTACGTCGCCACCACTATTCTGCATTCTGGTTGCAAGCTGCGTAGTAAATTGTGGTAAAGTATTGTTGACACCTGAGATATTTAGTAAAGAGAACGCTCCCCCTGTAGCTGTGAAAGGGTTATCTCCCAACGATGCACTACCGTTTAAAGCATCACGCCCAATAAACAAACCACCACCAGATATTTCATCTATGTTTCCACCTAGTATATTGTTAGGTGAATCACCCCTAAATTGACCAACACCATAGTCTAATGGGTTAACCGAGTTGCCTGCATCAAAGTTTACACGCCAAGCACCCCAACCAACCCCGTTATTCGTAGACCGTCTAAAATAACGTGTTGACCCATTATCCCAAATCTGTGTTATTACATTGTAAGAACGGTTTACAAACAGTGTTGCTGTTGCGGCGGTGGGGGTATCTAGTGCACTAGTTGTGAGTCGAAACACCCCACACTCAATACTATCGTTTACACTACCACTCCCGACGTTTTTCCCACCTATACCACCAATACCATAATCCGAAGGATTTACTGAGTTGCCTGAATTGAACATCACATGCCAGTCAGACCATACGCCTACGCCTGTTTCTGTTCTTTGAAAAACTCCCCCATCGGATTGCTTTAGTTCAGTCAATGTTACTGTTTTTCTGCCGTTTGTTGCAATAACACTGAAAGCAGTATTTATGCTGGCATTACTAATAAAGGGTGGGCTGTTTAGGATAGAAGTACCAGTATTCTGGAACTGTTTATAGTTACCACTTGTTAAGTTACTCACATCATCCCAATCTGTTAAGTTAGGGTTAACCGCATCCCCGCCCAGACCAAAATCTAGCGGGTTAATTGAATTACCTGATGTATACATCTCAACCCAATCTTTATAACTAGAGTTATACGACCTAGCCCAGTATCTATTTTCAGATAAACCAGCCCAAAACTCGAAGTATGAGTTATCGAATCTCACACAACGTATCCCCGCATAGTTGTTTGTTCCTGCCCCTGTTGGTTTATTTGCAGTGGTTGTTGGGTGTGCTGCTAGAAACTCGCTTGCCTTTGATGCTCCCGCTGCCTCATCAAAATCTGTTATTTGGTCAGCTCTAGTACCTAACCCATAATCGGCTGGGTTAGGGAATGTATCTGTGCCTAATTCTAAGCCTAGACGTTGGGCTGCCGAATCAACGGCATCCCCACTAAATTGTATAATATCTGTCATTATGTTCTCTGTTTAGTAGCTGATATTGTAGCGTAAGCATACGGTGATTTGTTTGAATACGGTGTCATGTTACCAAACACTGTATACGTCAATGTACCATCTGACACAATACCTGTATCGGACGATATGACGTTAGCTCTTGACGAGTTACTATCTGAGTTTAGTGTCACACCATCCCTATCAATTTCAAGCTCTATTCGAGAACTGTCAGGATTAACTATACCAGACGTACCCGTTACGTCCACATTCCATGTACCTACGTCTAATGTAAGAGTGGCAATCGTCAGCTGTTGTGTATTTATTTGTGTAGTCCCGTTAACAGCTAACACAACAGTAGCCACGGCTCTAAAAGGGAACTTGGTCCAATTGGAGTTTGTTGGGTCATTCGATGCTGTTGGTGTAGTTTGGTTATACGCTTCAAACTTCCAGTAACTAGTAGTCAACGGAATATTAGAAAAGTTAGTACCAGCCTCATTATCAGCAAACTTCTGCCATGTATAAAGTGGGATACCATTAATACCCTGTGAACCTGTTGGTCCTTGCGAACCTGTTACACCAGCATCACCTTGTGCACCTCTTAAACCTGTTGGTCCTGTTGCGCCAGTGTCACCACGTGCACCAATAGCACCTACTGGTCCTTGAGAACCCTGTGGTCCTGCTGCACCTACGTTACCTTTAGCTCCTTGGTTACCTGTTACACCAACTAAACCATCTTCACCTTGAACACCGACTGGTCCTCTTTCGCCACCAGCACCAACCTGTCCTTGTGGACCGATATCACCTTGGAAGCCTTGTTGACCAACGATACCATCTGGACCTTGTATTCCTGACGCACCTGTTGGACCTAAGCCACCTTGTAGACCTGTTGGACCTGTAGAACCTACTGGACCTGTAGCACCACCGTTTCCGGTAACACCTATAGTTCCTTGTGGTCCTACTGAACCTGTAGCACCTTGTGGGCCAACTGCTCCCAATGGACCTTGGTCACCTGTAACACCGACTGGGCCTGTATCACCTACAAGACCCTGAACACCTGTTGGACCTGTAGCACCAGTATTACCTGTTGGACCTGCCGGACCCATATCGCCTTGGTTTCCCTGTGTACCTTGAATACCAGTTGAACCTTGTAGACCTGTTGGACCTGCTGAACCTGTAACACCTATGCTACCTTGAGTACCTGTAAGACCTTGGTCACCCGTTGGTCCTGCTGAACCTACTGTACCTTGTGGACCTTGTGTACCTACTACGCCTTGGTTACCTGTCTGTCCTTGATTACCTGTTGGTCCTCTAATACCCGTTGGACCTTGGTCACCACGTGGGCCACGACCGAACGGTATAGCTGGACCCCAGTCACCTGACGTACCACTTAACTTAATGTACATAGCACCATAACCTGTTGCTACGGAGAACTCGCGTATATTAACTATCGCAGTATTCCATGGAGCTTCGGTAAAGGTCACTGTATAAACTTCGTTAGCAACTGCTACTGTGTATTTGTCTGGTGCTTGTGATACACCTGCGACAGTTACATGTAATGATTGTGCACCATCAGCTGTGTAGCTTAGTGTGAAATCAGTTTCTGTACCATCACCTACAAACGTGTCAAAGTCAGCAGCACCGTTAGCAGTTACACTAAAGTCAGTTGCATAGTAAACAAAGTCAGTTGCAGCTGAATCGAAAGCATCGCGTCCCGTTAGTGTACCAATCTCGTCTATGTCGAATGAACGACCATCTGCACCTTGGATACCTTGGATACCTACACCTTGGATACCTGTGTCTCCTTGGATACCTGCTGGACCATCGACACCTTGTACACCTTGCGTACCTGTACCCGTCACACCTTGTATACCTGCCGGACCTTGAACTCCTTGGATACCTGCTGGGCCTGTTAGACCTACATCACCTACACCAGTTGGGCCTTGTAGTCCAGTATCACCGATTATACCTTGTATACCAGTTGGGCCTAGTGGACCTGTATTACCAATAGCACCAGTTGGTCCTTGGATACCTACTATACCTTGAGAACCTTGAGAACCTGTTGGACCATCTGGTCCTACTAGTCCCTGTACTCCTTGGATACCTTGTGGTCCTGTCGGTCCTGTTGAACCTTGTGGGCCAGTATCTCCTGATACACCAATATCACCTTGACCACCTACCGGACCTACTGACCCTAATGGGCCTTGGTTACCAGTTGGACCTTGGTCGCCTACATCACCTGATGGACCTGTTACACCTTGTGGACCTACTGGTCCTTGTAACCCTGTCTCACCACGTATACCTGCTGGACCAATATCACCTAAAGCTCCTTGTATACCACGTTGTCCTTGAGAACCAGTTGGTCCTGTATCACCTTGGTCACCTGTTAGACCATAGTTACCTTGAATACCTTGTGCGCCTGTTGCGCCTTGTGCACCAGTACCAGACACTAATTCCCAGTGTCCTGTATAGGTATCGACATAACTATTGTAGTATATGTATAAACCTTGTGTGAAATCTATGCCTGAGTAATACCATAATGTACCATCATTTTCTATTGACGGTAAGTGTGAACCACTACCTGCGTAAGCATCACGGAAGTCGTTATATAATACTTCTGTTGCTGTCTCACTATCTTCGGCTGCTTGTGCTGCATCTTCTGCACGTACAGTTAATCCGAATGCTACATTAATTCCGAGTATGTATTCTTTCATCTGACCGAACGATACTGCATCACCATCAGCTACGCCATCAGCGAGATTGGTTATCTTATGTCCCAACATGTCAACATCGACATTGTATAGGAACGAACCACTGGGTGCTGCGAAACCATCTTCGATTTCTTCTAACGCCATAAGCGTCTGTTTGAATGAGTTATCCAATTGGCTATTGCGTAATATCGCGCCATTGGTATAGTTGTTTACTAATGTGTTTCTGGGTACTACACGCCTAATTGCGAACTCAACACCATCAGCTACAGGTGTGTTTATTTCAATTTGCGAGTTATTGAGCCATGTATAAGATAGTTGGGTCGTGTATTCTGCACTAACCAAGTAAACATACACGTATGCTCTGTTTATGTAACCCAGCGCGAAGTCTACAGGATAAATCGTAGTAACACCATCACCTGTGTAGGGTCTGATAGTTTTAGCCATTATTGCCTCTATTTAAAAGTAAAGCCCTCATGTGAGGGCAGTTTATTATTACGTCTGTTTAGCGATTACTTCACTAGCTTCTTCTAAACGTTTAGTTACACCATCACCGCCAGCGTCTTTACGCGCTTGGTAATCTTTGTGTACTAATAGTTCTTCCGCTGCTAGGTCGTAATCACCTTTGTTAAGATGACCTACCCAATCGTAAGATGATTTAACATCACCACGATAAGTTAGTTGGACTAGCTCTGCTTGTAACTCTTCTGAGAAATCGGGGAAACCTTTAAAGACTCGTTTGGCTGTATTAATATACTTGACCACTGTTTCTTTAAACGGTTTACCAATGTTGTCACCAGTCTGTCCAACGCCAGAGGTAGTGATACCCTTGTCGTCTTCGTATTCTCCGTCTACGAAACCCTCGACTTCGACAACTCGTTTCTCAATAGTGCTCAATGGCCCTTCCGCTGCCTCAACTTTATCAATAGCCGATTGGCCATGATAAGTTGTAGGTTTGGATGTAAACATCTCAAGCATATTTGATAGCATCTCTGCCATTACTTCTCCTATTGCAGTGTTACTTAATGGTAATAGGTTTCCGGCTGATTCAGCCATACCTTGTACGTCACCTTGACTACCTGCCTTACCTAATTCGAGGTAATCATTCATCAAACCTAGTACTGGTATTTCTCCGGCTACTTTCTCAATAGCGGAACCTACACCATCAGCGTTCTTTAAACCGTCTTGACCTAGAACTAAGTCATACATGTCAGCAAATATACCAAATGCGTTGATATACTTAGGTACTTGTGTTTGTCGTTCGCTAGGTGTATCTAACACCAAATCTCCGGTTACTGCTCCGATTGCCCCACCTAATGCTATGAACTTACCATAACGAACCAGACCTGCCATTGCTGCGTTTAACAGTACACCTGTTACAGCCTCGGCATCACCGAAGGCCATAGCCCTACCCATTGATTTACTTTGTGCAACGAGTGGCATAGAACGGAATTGAAATATAAGGGCCATCATGGGTTTATTCATAAATGGCGGCAACTCTCCAACGTGTGTACGTTGTATCTGTTGTGCTTCATCACGTAGCATTGCATACTGCAACTCTTCGCGTAATCCTTTATCCCAATCACCTATGTTGAGTCTCTCTAACACACCATTGTTATCAAACTGTGCATGTGTTTTGAAAGCTTTCTCTAAGGCGGCATTCTTACCTAATGTATCTGTTAGTCCGACATCAGCCATACGTAGATTACCCATCACACCTGTACCTTTGGTAAAGTGGTTGGCTATATCTAATATGAAGCTTCCTTGTGATACTCTTGATTGTGCACGACGTAGTGCATTATAGCCCGTTACTTTACCTAATCCGCGAGATGCTTCTGCCTTTATGTCACCACCTGTAGCTTTGTTAGCTATCTGTAACGACATTTGACGTACTTTACTCATTTCATGTATGGTAGCTTGGTCTAAGTGAACTGCCTGCCTA